CACCAACAGCACCAAAGTCGCCATCTTCCGGCGCTATGAGGCTCTGGAGAAGGCACTTACCCCGCTCGTCGAGGGCGTAACCCCTGTCGGCAAGAACATGAAATACACCGACGTTTCCTGCACCCTCCAGCAGTTCGGTGATTTCGTACAGCTCACCGACCAGATCACCGACTTCCACGAAGACCCTGTGCTTCAGGAGTACATCGGCATCACCGCCGAGCAGGCTGCCCAGACTCTGGAGACGCTGCGCTACAACATCCTCAAAGCTGGAACCAACGTGTTCTACGCCAACGGCGTTGCCGGTCGTACCGATGTGGTCGCCGCCATCTCGCTCAACGATCAGCGCAAAGTTACCCGCGCCTTCAAGCGGCAGAACGTGGGCTACATCACCCAGCAGACTTCTTCCACCCCCAACTACGGCACCACCTCCGTCCGGGCCAGCTACATCGGTCTGATCCACCCTGACTGCGAGAACGCTGTCCGTGCCCTGGCTGGCTTCAAGGATGCCGTCGATTACGGCTCCAAGGTGCCGGTTGACTCCTTCGAGATCGGTTCGGTCGAAGATGTACGTTACATCCGCTCCACCATCTTTGAGTCCTTCGCCGATGCCGGCGGGGCCAAAGGCTCGATGGTCTCCACCTCCGGTGTGTCCGCCGATGTGTACCCGATCCTCTACCTGGGTGCTCATGCCGCCGCCTCCGTACCGCTCAAGGGCAAAGGGGCCATCACCGCACCCATCGTCCGCAACCCTGGCAACATCAGCGACTCCGACAAGCTCGGTCAGCGTGGTCATGTAGGCTGGAAAGCGTACTTCGGCGCGGTCATCTTGAACCAATTGTTCATGGCTCGGCTTGAGAGTTGCGCTCCAGAACTGTAAAAACCTGCAATAATAAGGTTCTTTGAAAATTTAGGCTTGACAAGTTCTGCACCAACCCTGTATAACTACTCCAAAACAGTGGAGGTGAAACCACATGGCTAAGTTTAGAGGTGCAGAACTTGTCTGCCTGATTTGCGGTGCGAAGTTTAGAGTACCGCCATCCAGAGCAGATAAAGCAACTACGTGCTCCCACGAATGCTCAGTGAAATACCGAGCACAAGGCTTGATGCGTGAGAAAGTTGAGTTTCTGTGCTCTGTGTGTGGCATCACTTTCTTCGAGCATAAAAGCAGGGCTGGATGGCGTAGATTTTGCTCTAACAGGTGTAGAGAGAACTCAGCGCAGTATCAATTAGAGAAGAGCATAAGGAGTATAGGTGCTCTAAATGGTAATTGGCGTGGGGGCGAGACGCCCCATCCTGACGGGTACATATACGAATCAGTTTATGACCATCCTTTTGCTTCAGGCGGTAGAGTGCTCCAGCATCGTCTAGTAGCAGAACGTAACTTAGTAGCTACAAATCATAACTCGCCTTACCTAATTAGATTAGGGCATAATTTGTACCTTGACCCAGAACTTGTTGTTCACCACAAGAACGAAGATAAACAGGACAATCGTGTGGAGAACTTACAGATAATGACCAACAGTGACCACCAGCGGCTTCACAACCTATTGCGGAGAAAGTCCGCATAATCTAAACCATCCCGTCATGAAACGGGGCCTTTAAGGAGGCAATCATGGACCGTGCAATTAATTTAGGTGACATCAACACCGCCGCCCTGCGTAACTTGCTGGGCAATCGCTGCTTTACCAAGGGGCTTCTGGCGGCTGGCAGCAACACCGCCAAGCTGAAGACCACCACCAACACTGTCGAATACTGCATCGACGGCATCCTCTACGAGAAGGCCGCCACCGACGACCTGTTCGTATTTACCACCGTAACCCCTCAGGCAGACCTGACGACCTGTTTCTACGCCATGTGTCTGGATAAAAACGGCGCTTCGGTTGTGGTCAACGGTACACCCGTTCTGACCTCAAAGGTTGCTGCCGGTACAGACAGAGCCATGATCCCTGAGATCCCTGCTACGGCCTGCATGATCGGCGCAGTCAAGGTTGTTGCCTCCGGCGGAGCGTTCACCCCCGGCACATCTGCGGTGGCCACTGCCGGCAACTTCACCGTCACGTTTTATAACCTGTCCTGCACTCCGATTGCAGGCCACCCATAAGGGGGCTGGACATGGATCGATCTATTAATCTCGGAGATATGGAAAGCACCGCCCTGCGGTCGCTATTATCCATGAGAAGTTTCTCGAAGCCTGGTCTGGCGGTCAACGCGACCACCAACACCTATACCCTGACTATCGACTCGAAGCAGACCGATGATATCATCACAGTTTCGATAGTTACGGAGGCTGGTACAGTGACGGACGATTATACCGTACTTGCTGGTGATGCCGACGATGATGCCGTGGCAACCGCCCTGGAGCTGGTAATCGAAGCCTTGGTCGGGGTTGCGTCATCTGTTGCCGGTTCGGTCATCACCATCACCCCTGCCACTACGACCGAAGCCATCACTGTGACTGCCACTGTGACCAAGGCTGTCGGCGACCCAACCACTACCGCAACCGTCGCCCAGACCATCATCGGAGCCAAAGGGGTCAAGACCGCCAACACCTTCCTGTTCGGCATCGACGGCCACTGCGGCCAGCAGACAACCCAGACCAACGTGGCGTTGGGTGGGTCAACCCTCCCGGCTTCTTCTTTCCGTTGGTATCTGGCCTCCATCGGTACTACCGGCGTTGTCACCATGACCCCTGGCACCGACAACGAGAACATGCTGCCGGCCATCCCAGCCAATCAGGCACCCATCGGAGCGCTCAAGATCGCTACGGATGCTACGCACACCTTCACCCCCGGCACCACCGGCCTGAATGCGACCGGCATCACCGACACCTACTACGACTTGAGCTGCGTACCCAAGGCAGGCTACCCGGCGTAACCAGCACCTACCCAGCCCCGGCCCACTACTCACAAGGTAGTGGGCTTTTGGGGTATCTAAGGTTTTGAAAGTGAGGACAAAAATGTATATGTCTGAAATGCTCACAGTTGGCAAGGCAGCTAACGGCTTCATCGTTGAGGTCAGGGTTAAGTTCAAGAAAGAGGCCAAGAAAACTGCCAAGATGACCTCCTGCTGCTGCGGCCCTTCCGAATATGCAGGCTCCTGCGAGAAGCAGTACCTCGCCAAGAACACCAAGGAGGTCGCCGAACTGATCGAGGATCTCATGCCGCTGCTGTCGGAGGACTTCAAGGATGAGTCCGAGTTTGATAAAGCCTTTGAAGAAGCCACTAAAGATATGAAAGGGGGTGACTGATGGCGCGCAAAAAGATAATCGAGGAAGTGACAGAAAAGGTCACAACCCAAGAAGAGGAAGTGACAGAAGAGGTCACAACCCAAGAGGTAGTGACAGAAGAGGGCACAACTCAAGAAGAGGAAACGCCCCAACCCAAGAACCACCTCGTCACCCTCGACGGGCGTAAAGGTCAGAACCTCTCCGGCTCGATCAATGGGGTACTGTTCTCCCTGCCCTGCGGCATCGAGATCGAGGTATCCGAAGCAATGTATCAGGCTGTCAAAGCCCACATCATACACGAAAGGACTGCATAACAATGGAACCAACTCTTGATTTAGGTCTGGATGTCGCCGCAGAAAAAGTACCTTTTACCGCTAACAAGTTCTACAAGGGTAAGCCTGAGTACGCACCACCCTTCTACACCATCAACATCGCTCACGTAGAGCATCTGCCTGAGTTCGAGGTGATTGGCGTCAACGGTGAGGTGCTCCAGATCCGTCGCGGTGAGGACGTACCCAACATCCCGCAGGCATTCATCAACGTGCTTCAGAACGCTGTAGCCTCTCGCCAGGTAAAGCACGTCAACGCCGACGGGACAGAATACTTCACATGGCAGCCGTACCCAGCTATCCCCTACCAGAAGGTAGAGGGGCCATACCAAACCCGCAAGTAAGGAGCCGACCGTGACCAGAACCGAGCTGCTCGAAGAACTCAGAGACGTGGTGGACGACACCCGCTCCCCCTATGCCTGGTCAGACCTGCGCCTGATGGCGTGGCTGTCCGAAGGGCAGGACAAGTTCTGTGAGCAGACCGGCTTCTGGACGGACAAGAGCACCTACAGCATCGTCACGGTGCTGGGGCAGCAGGATTACGCCATCGACCCCCGTATTATCGCGGTGCGTTCTATCTGGGACGGTGCGCGGCAACTGATCGACGGCGTGGGCAAGACCTTCAGTGATGCAGATTTTGCCGATAACGCTCCACAGAGTCCGGTTCACTACCGCACTGATCTTGAGACAAGATACGTCACGCTCATCGAGCCGGTACTGGCAGGAGTGACGCTAAATCTCAGAGTGCATCGACGCAGCCTGGTAGCCTTGAACCACAAGGACGCCAACGGTGAGTACGACACCGAGCCAGCCATCCCAGAGGAGTTCCATCTGGGACTGGTGGAGTACGCCGCACACAAGGCGTTCGGCGACCACGACCGCGAGCTGCAAGATCCGGTCAAGGCTGGCGACCACCTCCAGAATTTCAAAGAGTATATCCGAGATGGCAAGACAGCCTATCGCCGCCTGACTGGAGAGTATACCGACGTAGTACCGAATACGCTGTATGTAGTTTAAATGGGTCAGAGAGGCGTATGGTTGATACCTGTAAGGCGTGAGAGGTTTAAATAATGGAAGCGATTTTATTCCGTAAATGTCTAGGGTTAAACGATGCTCGGGCGTTCGGAACGCAGACGCTTGTAACAAACCCTAAAGATAAAGAGGCAGGTAACACAGACCTGATCGAATGCC